CACACAGCTACCATCATCTCGTCTGCCTTTTCAATATCCATCGTAGATCGTTCGTCTTTTATTCCGAACTGATTGAAGATCGCTTTCATATCCTTTCGACTTATTGGTCTTATCTCAACTGCGATCTTGAAGTCCGGTTCTTCACCGTAGACCTCAGATGGTATCTCGATGGTCTTCGTGAAGTTCTTCCCGTAGGTGATCATTTCACCCGTAAGTTTCCTTGTCATCTAATATCCTCTCCTAATACCCTGTCTTGCGCCTGATACTCTTGTTCATGTACTCGTCGATGAGCGATGTAAGCTCCTTCTTCGCTGCTGGACTCAGAGTACTGTGCGTCCCAAATTCTACATTTAGCATCTCAGGGGCAATACCTCTCAGCATCAGATCCCTGAGTTCTTCTACTGTAAGCACAAGCTCATCAGTAGAAGTCACAGCTCGATCAGCCACGGAAGATGCACTCTTCTTTATATCTTCCAGAGCCCGAGCTATCCGGTATAACGGATCAGGATTCAACAAATCACGTATGTTGTCCGTGTCTTCAGGGAGCGTTGGTATAGGTCCGTCCCACTCAGTGACGTTCGTGAAGCTGTATCTGGACAGAATAGCTCCCATGCATCCACCAAAAGACACGGTTTTATCAAGGAGCGTACATCCTTCGCAATAGATAATAGGATCTCCCCACGGTTTAAGTTCCTGTGTGTGTGCGGCTATCCGGATGTTTATAACTTGCTCCTCAGAAAGGATGTCGTTAAATATATTTTTGCCTTCGTAATAGGCATCTGTACCAAGCTCGAATATCCCATAGACATCCCCGTTGGGGCGTATACTACAGGCGATCTTTCTCACTGGGATAATCAAAACCTCGTCTTTCATGTCAAACGAGACAGTGACGTCCCCTTGTCCTAATGCATATACTGTTCCTTTCATGTTACCTCATGCATACATCTTGTAATATAAGTATTACAAGACCACCCATTCCATTAACGGGTCTTCATTATAGGATTAGACGTAAAATCGAGTTGTGGAAAAAAGGAAGAAGGAACTAGGAGTGTAGTTCCTTACTTCGGGGTTCTTACAAGGCAGCTGAAAGGATACCGACGAGATACAGTACCGCCTACCTCAGGCACATCTACCGCATCTCCCTTCAGAATACATCTCTGGAACGACATGATAACGGTGTCAGTGTTCTCCATCGAGGCGACTGCTTCGTTATTTGCGCTTCCAGTTATTCTTCCAGTTTCACCTAAATCTTCGTAGGTACTTGCACTGTACCCATTGATAGCCCCGTATGTTCCGGTACCAACCCTGGTCATGCCCTCGCCTGACCTGGCATGGATGTTGATGATGAATTCTCGGGGTAGACCCTCGTCGTTCTGGTATGTCAGAAGCTTTACGAGTTCATCCCATGTTGCGGGGTTATTTTCTGAATCAACGTACCACGATCCGATGGTAAAGTCTCCTTCGTATCCGATCTTGCCAACAACCTCGGCAAATGCCTGGTGGCTACCGATACCGTATTCCTTGGAAACGTCGATGTTCTTATTCCCGGACACCGACTTTACCGGTATGATATAAGTCGAATTTGACTCCGGAATCTTGAATTCGATCACGATGTCCCCAGGACTTGTTGCTACTATCTTCATTTAGTTACCTCCAAAAAGGTCAGGGGTTACACTACGGTAGTGTCCCCCGTTCCCATGACACCGACGTTCATAACCTGCCTGAAGCGTTCGATGTGACCGATGTTCTCCATCGTGAGTTCGATGTTTACCCGCCCGGTATCTGTTGGATGAGCGGAGACAGTGACCTCGTACTCCCGGATGTTCTCAGCATCCTTAAGATCCTGGAGCATCTGAGCCAGAGACTGCTTGATGCTTGAGAGCGTGTATCTGGTCCTCTTATGATGGTAGTACTGCCTGCATATATATTCACAAGCTATGATAACAAAGTTGATAGTTCTGTTATCAACACATCTCATGAATTGCCAGTCGGTTGCAGTACTAATACCGATATATGGTAGTATGCCACGCTTCTTGATGATAACATCCAGACCGCCCGTGGTGAGGATATCACACTCTGACTGGTTGAATGTAGTGAGCAGACCGTTCAGTCCCTTCATTGCATTCAGAGCCATCGCAGCACTCTCTCCAATGGCAACAGAGCACTCTCTCGCAGCTCTTGTAACAGCGATGTTCTTCGGTGTGGTCGATCCATCCCACCCGTTCGGTACAATACTCAGAAGTCTGTTATTGTAACCTGCCGCCAGCTCAAGAGCCTCGTTGATTGTACTGTTGGGTGCCATCGGGATGAAGCCTAAACAGGGATGGAAGTCATTCTCCATGTCTGTCAGGAATGCATCCAGTGCCGGTACCAGGTCGTTTGTTAATGCATCGACCTCGTAATCAGTCAGAGCTACCGCAGTTGGTCCGCCGACAAGCTCGGTTACATACTCTCCACCCGTTGCCATTGCTGTCTCCCAGTCATCAACCATGACAGCAGCGCCGTCAGAACCACCGGTAAGGTTGTAGGTTCCGTTGACCGGCATGTGAGTCTCTCCTGCAACATCATCAGCGATTGCAAGTCCAGTCTCGGCAAAGTCCGCAATCATATGGACAATGCTTGGTATGTTGTTGAAGATGTATGTCTTCTCGTTATCGGTAATGGTTACCTTCTTCGTCTTATACTTCAACTTGTATGAGATCAGATCTGTTATCGCGGGGTACTCACCGGTGTAGAATGTGAGGCTACCATCAGTTGTATTAACGTAGACCTTTCCAGAAGCAAGTTCACCAACGCTGTAAACTATCGTCTTTGCTACACCATTGACTTTGACCCAGTTTGCAGTGCTTTGTACCAGATCGTGCATTGAAGTGTAGTATGCAGATGATCCACCATCTCCGGGCAGCGATGCATTATATTCCGTTCCATTGTAATCACCATATGCAACGGTAACGACAATAGAATTGCCCCAGTTTCCTTCCGAATGTGCTACAATCGATAGACAGTCATTTGGTACAATAAGCCCGTCATTAAGTGTAACTGATGCCTTTGCAGCGCCTGATCCGAGTACCCTGATACCGAAGACAACCGGACATGCGTTACCGAATGCCAGCTCAATGGCTTCCTTAAGATCGCCACTGTGGAAGTATTTGTAGGCATCAGACCTACTGTTCATAACAATGGCTTCGGTACTCGGTCCTCGGGTGGATTGACCAACCAGGAGCAGTATACCAGTTCCGACGATGACAGGCACTGGACCTATAGCACGGAGTTCAATTGTAAGTCCAACCCATGCTGATGGGTTTCCTATTACGCCCATTATTTATCCTCCAAATAATATTCTCTCATGATTCCTTCCCGTTTGTAAATATGATCAACCAGAAAGCTTATATATGATCATATTATCACCGAACGTAAAAGGAGCCGAAGGGGGTATGAATCCCCTCAGAACATGAGAACGTCGTAGTTTGCAACGGCTCCAGTGATTGCGAGTGCCAGATTACCTGTTGAAGCATCAACTACCTTTACTCTCATCCAGTGCTGCTCTCCATCAGCAACATATGCCTGTTCATCAGTCGGGATGGTAACGGTTGTAGTATGAATTCCTTCGGTTAGTCTCTCAGCATTGGTATCGTGCGCGGCATCATAGTCAGTATCGGCATCTCCTGCCATAATCGCACCCGTTGCTGCTACACCATTTGCCGGAACGGTCTGTTTCAGGATCTGGAACTCAAGATCGTCGGTTTCAGTATCAGCGGTTGCTATTGTATATGATACTGTAATTGATTTCAGTTTGACCCCTTTGAGAGCCGTGGTTCTGTGGGGCAAGGGAATTGGTACCTTGTAATACTCTGTTGCCTCAGCTTCTGATCTAGTCACAATCAATATGTTAGATGAGTCACTGGGGGTCCAGGTCCCTGACAATGAGATGCCGGGTGCAAGAGGTATACCTACCTGTCCGTCGGTTTTTGCTGTTCCGAGCACAAGATCCTGTGCTGTAATAAGTCCTGATGTCATTTTTACGTCTCCTAAGAAATTGCATTCAATGTCAGCGATCCGGATGCAGATACTGTGATATCTCCGGTGTTGCTATCAATACCATTATCAATACACTGGAACAGAACATCGCCATTGATGACCATATTTCCTTCGTTTGTGAGATCCCCGCTTGGACCAATGAATCCAATTGCTGTTTCCTGAGCTTCTATGGTCCAAACCTCATTCTCTTCAAGACCGATAATGCCCATCATAACGACGGGTCTGGACAATGTATCATCTATGTCAATATTGCCCTTAAGTTTCTGCGAAGTGTACTGTTCAAGTGTTATGAGTCCCCTACGATATGCTTGATACGGCTCCATTATATATATCCTCCAACATTATAATGAAATCAAAACCGTCTTTTCATGTCCTTCGTATCCTCGTCTCTTTTCATTGTATATCTTCAGGTTCTCGTCAGGATCATCACTGAATAGTTTCCTGCGATACGCCTGGTACAATGTCATCATTTGAGGACCAGCTTTGTTTTCTTGAATTATCATATCATCATCCATCCCGATGGCATTTACACCTATCATACTAATCTCGTTCTCCTTCATCTGTATATCAGATCTGTCACACTAACTGATGCGTAAAACATATCATTCGGATATTGACATGCTCATTAAGTAACCTGATGTGATATTTTTTGTGAGCATGAGGAAGTCCATCTCGTATGATGTTCGCCAGCCAGTTATCATAACATTCATCAAGTATGATCCCTCCATGACCGAGTACATTACATCGAGAGCATGTGGACTCGTTATGTTGCCTGCTGAGAACAGATACTGGAATGATCGAATTGCAGGAGCGAGCTGAAGATCTTTCCAGAGGTACTCTACCTCTATATCGATGACTGATCTCCATGTATGTTCTTGGACAAACTCATCGGCGTAGGGCTCAAGAAGTTGAACCCCCTTGATACCCATGATCTTCATCTGGTCGGTTACCCAGTCAAGACCGAGCCGATTAAGTCTGAGTTGCCGGAGGAGTGCATCCGACATTATCCGGAGTTCATCCTCATCATAACTCCATAGGGATATACTGATAGTCGCAACATCCTGACTGCCATAATAATCATCCCATTCCTGAGTATCCTCATTCCAGACCCGTTCGACAGGGGCATCGGTATTCCAGTGCTTTTTAACCCCCTCCGATAGAAACGTCACCGTCATTGCCGGGTAGGTAACCGGGGACATCGGAAACCTGTCCCTCAGTCTTTTCTCAACCGAGTATTGGTATAGATCTGTAGGTATGCTTGCATACAGAAGTGTCTTCTGCGTAATACTCATCATTCGAGAATCTCCTCCCTACTATCGGTCGGATCGTAACTCCTGACCTCGAAATCTTTACCCATGTCTGGGAACTGTGGCGAGCGTATCTCAGTCCGGTGCAGTATGTCCTGGACGATCGTTCCCTGTATTTTAATATCCATATTATGGGATAAAGTAAGATCTTTTTTCTGGTTAAGGATGTCAGTTATAAGACCAAGTGTACATGTTTTAAGAACATGCGCATCAAATGTTGGGTTTAAGTAGAACCGGAGAACTAATACCATGTCTATATCATATGTTTTGTTACATGTTTTTTGAAGATACATTCTGAAAAACTTACCTATATCGTGCATCTTCTCGTTAAGGATATCCATGCTGTAAGACTTGTCAAACATCTTCTCGTTAAGGATATCCATATCGTATGTTTTGTCATGCAGCATTTCGTTCAGAATATCCATCAGGTAGGTTTTTGGTTCTACTTTCCTAAGAAGTAAATCTATTAGGTGTTTCTTATTGAATGCCTTTTCATTTAGAATGTCCATTCTATAAGTCTTCGGGAACGCCTTTTCTATGAGAATATCGGACGTATACGGAAGATACATTGTCTTCCATTGAAGTACCGATAGGTCCATCTCATAACTGATACCCATTTGCATATATCCAGATGTGGTCCAACGCCCGCTATTGTGGCAAACAGGACCACTCCATGCCTTCGAAATATACGAATCCTCGACGAACGGTCCTCCTGTAGTTACTATCTGACTTAGATCAGGACCACTGTATATCGTAGCTTGAGTTACTGGGACATCCTCCCAGGTATAACCACCATCAGTAGAAACTACCACCCGTGGGGAACCGTTGCTATGAGCACCAACAAATACTGCACTTTTTAAAAAGGTTGACGTTCCAACAGATAGGATTTCCTTTGCAGTAAGATCTGTATCCGGAGATGACATCGCATCAAATCTGGCACTAAACACATATCTGTCACCAGAGAAGTAAGCATAGTAATGACGAAGTGTGTTATTACCGATGTCCTGTTGAATTACAAATGTTGGGAAGTTATTATATGTACCTGTGCATATAATATTTTTTATCTGTCCATTGGTCCGTAGGCTAGTATTATTCCAGTTGTTCGTAACATTGTTATTATATCCTCCAATAGTATAACTTACTCCGAAGTTCTGTGAATGCATTAGGTAATTGCCTGATTTGTACTGACAGAGTACATTTCCATTATTACCATCAATTACCGGACATGTTGCGCGTGGGGTGGTATTGGATTTGGACCAGCTTGATCCTGCATCTGCTGAATACCATGCGTAAGTGTTATCAAGTGCTACTATTCTGTCTCTCCCTATTTCTGCAATGGTATGGCATCCCGGGGCGGTTGCAGATACCAGGGTCCAGGTTCCACCTGAGTTGTTTGATCTGTACCATCCGTTGCCTGTGGATATCAGTACCATACCAAAATCTATCCTTTTCATTGAATATATTCTGGTACTGAGATTTCGGACAGGTATCCAGTGCACTCCATAATCACTACTTCTATATATTGTGTAGGTTCCGTCCATCATCTTTGCGTAGCACACATGGTACTGTCCGTATACCCATGTAGAGTCTATTATCTCGTCTGCGTATCCTGGGAGAGGTTCGGACAGCCACCAGTCATCGAAATTAGGATCGAACGTGCCAACAAACTGGGGGGAATTTGGAAGTTTTACCAAGATGACTGGAAGCATTTAGATCACCATCATTTCCATGCTGTACCTGGACCTACGAGATCTCTTCATTATACCATCCATGTCGTATCCAACGTTGATATTTCTCCTTGTAGTAACACTATCCAACATGTACGTTCTTAGAATACCACGTTTGTTTGATAAAACATCAATTGTGTATGTTTTATTTAGTGGTTTGTTTAATAAAACATCAAGTGTAAACTGTTTAATACTTCTTCCACGTATGTAGCCCCGCATTGTATAATTCTTATCTATTTGCTTCTGATTTAGTATGTCCATTGTATACTGATTTATCAATTCAAGTATGTTGATAATGTCAGCAGTATACGTCTTGGTATGTGTATCCTGGATGTGAGATGTCATGGTGTAAGGAGCTGTGGCATGTCCCCGTATTGGAATGTCCATAAGATACTCTTTCATGGGAGTGTATAATTGCCATTCAGTACCAGCTGCTATCATGTTTGGTATTATTTGCTCCAATGTATCTCTTAATAAGTACGCACTCCTCATAGAATCATCATTGTTAAACTCTATTCGAATTGCTCCAGGATAAGAAGTAACAACTGAACAACCATCTTCAATGCCAATTGCTTGATTAATAATGGCTTCGCATGCCGCCTTTGTACCATGTCCGATGAGGACGCTTGTTTGTGTTACAAGTCTCTTTCTATATTCCTCGTCATCCTCGTTAACTAAACGCCTCAGGTGGTATACACCACCAATTATGTCCAGGTCAGTGGAATCTGCCTTTTCTAAATTGACTGCCCGAACCGCCTCCAGAACATTCCTGTATGTCTGATCAAGCACGGTTGCCCATGACCAGTATAACGTATTTATTATACTATCTGTTGGAAGTCTGGATTCTGGAGGCAGGATGAAACGGGTTGTCATATGGTAATTAGCAACAGTGTGTAGGAAATGTGCTGTAAACGGAACTCCTATGGACATCGGCTTGAGTAGGACTGTGTCAAAATCATAAGTCTTATCATTAAGCTTGGATAACATCATATCCATTGCATAATATCCATTTTGTGGAAGGCTTATAAGGACATCAAGAGAGTAAGTCTTCGTAACAACATTGTATGACTCTCCGATTCCAAGTCCCGATCCTATGCCTACATCACCAATTGCCATGTTTCACCTTTACTTTACAGATATATTCCCTGAATTGTATATCGTCAAGTTCCTGGTCGGAGTCCTGATAAAGTAATCACAGACATGATTCTCCTGTTGCATTCTAAACATCTTCCGAGTTCGATCGAGTCCTACAGGGATATCACAGTCAAGACATTGAACCTGGTTCTTTTCAGTGATTCTATACTCATACTTATATTCGTTACATCGACTGCAGAACCAGTCGTCTTCAGAACCACACTGTGGACACTTTGGGAAGGGTCTACCATCTTCTTTTGTGAATTGAAACTTCCATCCACATACATCACAGACAAAGTAATCAAATACTGTTATTTCATTGTCTCGTCCAGCCTCTACAAATGTTGCTTCTGACGGATCTACTATGAACTCTACAACCGGGTTCAGTGTGGACATTGCTGGAGTCCCGTTAGTAATCACTTTATCTGCAAGATCCACGGTAAAGGGGACATAAAGCACCTTCGAAATGGGGCTAGTATCTCCATACCATCGGTTCTCTTTTCCAGTCTCTGGATCAAATTGCGGAATCGATGTGACTCCATCCTCAAGTACCTTGACCCAATAGTACTCCAAAACAGGTTTCGACATTTAGAAAACCTCACTCATTTCTGAATCAGTGTAGTGAGAGCGTAAAAAGAGAGAATGCGGGATGGAAGTTATCGCTTAACTCGGTTCTTGTCCTCCATCCCGTTAGCTTTCAGGTATTCAGACCGGGCAACTACAGCTTCGTCTTCGGTGCACATTCTTAAATCTCGTCATATCTGAAGGTCAGGGTCTCGCTTGGTTTGTCGCCCTGAGTAGCGTCTGTTGCAAGTTTAACCTGAGAAACGACGTGTTTACTGTGTGTGTTGGTAGTATACTCAGTAGAATCTACGACAAGTTCTGCTCCAGAGACGTAGGTATTAGCATTAACAGGGACCGCGTGGTTATCTGATCCGGACTTGTAGTATGGATGTCCATTGGTTACATCATCGATGTCATATCCACTCTCACCTGCAGATCCACCCGCCTGACTGTAGTCTCCGTCCGGGCATCCGTTGTCTCCGGCTGACTTAACACCAACAAACAAGCCTCCACCGGTTCCACATGCCCAGTTGGCAGTAATGTTACCAGACGTATACCATCTGATGTTTGAGATCTTCGTACCTATACCAGTCCATGCAATCCTGTGGTTCTTTGCGTATGACCAGTTGTTACCTGCGGTTGGGACCACGCACGGATCATTGTCACCAGGGTTATAAGCATCCCTAGTACAATATCTTCCGGAAGTTATAACGGTCCATACTGCAACTGCACCGTTACCTTCCTCCACATTTACGGTTGCGACGATAATATCAATCCTCCAAAATTCAAGTCTTGTTAAGTGTGTTTACTAATCAGGTGTCTGTTATTACCCGATTCCAAGATCGGAAATATCGATCTTCACTATTACAATGTCCGTAAAACAACCATAATCTTTAAATATCATGACAGGACTGCATTATCAACATGAACGACGGATCACGATACTGTGTCAATCCCAGTTGCCCGGAGTCCAATCCTCAACCACTCTTAAACTTCGGTAAAGACAAAAACGGACCCGGAGGACTAACTAAGTACTGCAAGACATGCCAAAAACTCAAACGACAGGCATCCAAGGACAAGACCAGAGAGTACAACAAAAAGTACAAGGCTGACCATGCATCTGAAATCAGTGAGTCTCGCAAGCAATACTACCAGGATCACAAAGAAGAAGCAAAACAAAACTGCCGTGATTACTACCGGGAACACCACGATCACGAACTCGAAACCATGGCAGAATACCGCCGCTCCAAAGGTATGGAACCAATGACAACTGCAAAGGATAGTTCTCTATTCCTTGGGGTTCATGTTACAGAGGCTGCTATTCGGGAAGCATATCCAGATATCAAGCAGATGCGTCATGGTAACCCGAAATTCGACCTCATCGATATCGATGGTAGTAAAATAGACGTAAAGAGTGCTACTACATATAGGTTCAAAAACAAAGATGCAATCAGATGGGAATTCAGGATTAGAAAGAATGATGTACCCGATTTCTTCATATGTGTAGCATTTGACAACCGAGACGATTTAAATGTGATTCAAGCATGGAAGTTCCCAGGGAGTGTTGTAAATCACCTGGAAACCTTATCCATCTCTCCAGGATCATTCAAGAAATGGGAGCAGTACGAGATCGACCTCGGAGAAGATGCCCGAGATTATATTCGTAGCATTCACGGGTGAGCACAACTGTTAAATATAGCCTGTAACAATATAGAAGGTCATGGAATCAATCGATGTGATCACCCGGCTCTGTTGAGGTTCTACATCCCTCCCATGAACCTCCTTGACATTATTTCTCCGATCTCCTTCCCAGCTTTATCAAGTATCTCATCTATATTCTTGTCATAAGCGGTTCGCATGAAGCTCCTCTCGGGAATGATTATCATGGAATATCCTTGATGCATCTCATTTTCGCTATATGTTGTTACCATCCTGGAGGACCCAAACTCGTTGGCTATGGCATATCTTGCTACTCCCTCGTCGAATATTCCTACTGCAATATCAGCTGCGCTCCCATCAGAACTCATCCTTCTGACATCCACAGAGTCCATCATGTGTCCGGTATCCACGAGGGTATGACTAGACTTCTTATGCCGAATTGTAGATGGTGCGTTGGGAGGAGGGATGTTGCTATTAATATTGTCGACTATATTATTCCGGAGATTCATCCCGGCATTATACATCACATCTTCAATCTCACTGTCTACCATGTCTGACTGCCTCACCACATCAATGGTCTTCCTGAACGAACATAGATGTCAACTTCCAATTTGTAGGGTACCAGTTGAACATATAGAGGAAGTTCATCTGGTGACCCAAGAGTCAAACTGACAGAATGCGAATGCGTTTTTGCGGTTCCCTCATATATTGAACTTATCCGAATTAAATTGTAGCCAGTGAATGATGATGATGTTCCTGATGCTGTGTGCCCATGTGCATCTGATCCATCTTCTGCAGGCACACCATCATAACTCATTATGAATTTGTTTTCCCAGTCCGAAACAAGTGTCCAGTTTCCAGAGGGAGCACCATCGAAGAAACAGACTATTCCAGCCGGGGCTCGCTTGGTTTCAACTGTCGTATAATAGAATCTGGTCTTCACGTAAGCCGGAAATATACTACTATCGGAAACCGACGCAATTGTAGCCGTGTGTCCGTGATTCTCTCCTGATGCAACGTTTCCAGCACTGGACCCAGCCGCCCCACTCCAAACACCCTTTGCAGTCAGAGTGACACTTATACTATGATCAGTATGCGAAGATCTGCCTCCTGACGACCCAGAATCTCCAAGTTTGATGAGATATCCATCTGCAGATGTGAATCTTGAATAACCTGGAGACGAGATTGATGAGTAAGATGGAACTACAGTATTTGCCGGGAATCCTCTAACAGATGCTTCCCATATTGTTGCGTCCATGTACCACAAAGACAGCGTATAGTAAAGAGGATCATTGTCCGAGTATCCTGAATATGTTGCAGCAATCGTATGAGTGTGATCTCTCATGGCAGTATAACTACCGGAAGACATTTGTATAGTACCAACACCAGACTCACATTCAACACTCTGATGACGGTGCTGAGCATTACCTGCTTCCGTTCCGAATCCTGATGTCGAAAACCTAATATAATTACCATCATATGTGGATATTCTTGTCCACGGAGACGACAGATCGCTTGATGCAAGCACGTATATATTTGTCATTATTTACTACACTCCTTATAAAACTCAGTTGCAAAGTGCTCCTTTGTACATACTTAAGAGATTCAGCATCATCACTGCAGATGCTCCCTTGGGAGCGAGTAGCGTTGTTGTGAGTCGATAGGGCACCAGCTGAACGTACAGAGGAAGATGGCTCGAACTCTCTATTGGTATGGCTGCAAATGCATGAGTGTGGTTTTGTCGGACTATTACACCGGTACTTCCACCGTATGCCTTGCTACCGTAAAGTCCTGATGAGTATGCTGTAGACGTTCCTGCAACATCGTTATGATCATGAGAATCAGCTCCTGCAGTCGATGGGTCAGTATTCCCACTAAGTGGGAAATAACCATTCCAAGCCGACTGTTGAGACCAATTTGCAGACGGGGCTCCATCGAAGAAACATACGATGTTTTGGGGTGCTGCATCGGTTTCTGCTGTTGTATAGTAGAATCTGGTTTGGACGTATGCGGGCATTATAGTGCTGCTGCTGACGCTTGCCGCCTCTGCAGTATGATTATGACTCGCATTAACTACAATGGGAACCGACCATACAGCAGCATAGTCAACTGACCGAGCAGATGAAGTATCAGCAAGAGGTGCTGATACTGTATGATCAGTGTGGGTTGATCTTCCACCACTTGATCCAGGGTTTCCGAGTTTTATTAGGCGGGTGTCACATGCAGTTAGTCTCGAAAATCCGCTGTATGATATCGTTGCGGTGGATAGTACGACCGCTCCGGCAGGGAAACACTTTACAGTTGCTTCCCAAACTGATGCATCCATGTACCATAATGACAACGTATAGTAAAGTGGGTCGTTGTCCGAACTTCCTGTAGATGACGAAGAAATTGAATGGCTGTGGTTCTTCAATGCGCTCACGGTGCCTTTATAAACTGTATATGTAGAAGTTGCGTTGCCCGAAGATGCCGCCGTCGTCGTATGTGTATGGTTAGTATTACCGCTCGTCGTTCCGTGTCCTGATCCGGCGCATCTTACATACCGACCGTCATATGTACTATTACGTGTCCAGGGTGAAGCAAGGTTCCCGGTTGCCAGGATATATATATTAACCATTTTATTCTGTCTCCAACATCTCCTTCAGGTGATCTCTTCTCATATTCAGTATAGTGACCCCATTTGCATTCGGAGGAGCTGTCCTGATTGTAAAGTGATATGCCGATATCGCCTTCTCCATTTCCTCCTGCGAGATGATCTCCTTCTCGATCAAAATCATGACAAGTGCCGTCATGACTGACTGATACCGGTTCATGTAGACAACGAACTCATCTTCTGTGAACACTCCGTCAGGATGAGTCTTTGTTCCCACAATTAACAGATCTATCAGACCCTCTAGTGTTGCTGCATCCTCACACATTACTGGTATTGGACGTTCGGGTCTCTTACTCAACTGTTCTAACAAACTTGCGATGTCAACTTGTTCTTGGCTCTTCCGAGCACCTTTGCCTACTTTAGTTATGATATCACCGTCGGTATTTTTATCCTGACATGCAGGACACAATAATCCCCGGAAAGATTGGTTCCCGATGGGGCTATTCGAGAAAATTTCAATCGGACGTTATCCCCTGCAGCCCATGTCAGCGTTGCAACGGTCTCGGTCCAGGTATGGATATCAAGCCTGTCTTGTGTTGCATTGCACAACTTGTTACCGCTCGTCTTCGACGAATATGCTGCATCCCATGATTCGTTTGACGTCTTCGCAGAATGATAAACCTTGAACTGCACATACTTGCTTGAAGCAGCTGTCAGAGCATAACCAGTAACCTCGAAAGTGACGGTTCCTGTGGTATCAATGTCATCCGGAACCTTCATATCACTCTCGATAAACTCCTCGGTCGTCTGGTCGAATTTGTAAACATAAGTATTACCGTTAATGCCTGTATCCCATCCGACTTCTGGAGCATTGCTCGCGGGAAGATTCCAGGTACCTGCGGGGGCATCCCATATCCGAGATGTTGTTAACTTCGACCATGCAGCCTCGGAAGCTCCCTGTTTCAAGAAGTAATTCTGGGTTCCTTTTGCAAGCACGCCCCACGCCGAGGACTTCCGGATGAGAAGGTCTCCCTGAGCGCTTCCGATTGCTTCTAAAATCGATGCTATCGATGCCCACGACGGGTTTGCAGCTGCCCCTCCTGTCTTCAGTACATATCCAGCAGTTCCTGGAGAGAGAACAGTCCACCCGGACCCACCCCTGATGATAATCTGACCCTGAGTATTCCCGAGAGCAGCAAGTACGGATGCAATCGATGCCCATGATGGATTTGCTCCAGCTCCACCTGTCTTCAGAATGTATCCAGCGGTGCTTGCAGATAGAGCAGTCCACCCAGATCCATCCCGGTAAAGCATCTGACCCTGTGTATTTCCAATAGTAGCAAGAGCAGAAGCGACCGTGGTCCACACCGGATCATCAGATCCCATCGAAAGGACTGTGTTTGCTGATCCCTTTGCCAGGCGGCTCGGATAGTTAGCCCCCCGGTACATAATGTCTCCTCTGGTAGTCAGAATATTGAGAGGGAGCTGTGCAGCTAACATGGCAATGTCATCAATATCAGCATTTAAGATTGTAGTAACACCATTTGCCACATATATTCTTGCAAGAATGACACCAGCCGGGATAGAAGCAGTAGGAGCCGGAGTATGCATCTTTTTGAATAATGTTTCTCCAGTGGGCAGGATAGATGCAGCAGTTCCTTTTGCAATTAGACATGCTCCAGCTGCATTAACATAGACAACATCGAATCTCGGATTAGTTGCATCTGCTGCATCTATACTGAGATTACCACCAGCAACTGGTAGATATGCCCCGTTATATATAACAGATCCTGTATCTATCGTAATACCCATGTCGGGGACCGTCTTCTCGTGGACATCACATCCAGTAAGAACAGCATAACCATCGTTAGCACGATTCTCAGAGAACTTGTGAGCATTAGTATATATTTCCCCTTTAGCAATGTTAATAGTTCCTATCGTTGCCATATCTTTACCTCATAATTTCATACTGGATCGAATCTTGTAATACCGACCATGATGTTCCCGGTCCACTGTGATTTATCAACCTTTACATCACTCTTTAATGAATTTATAAATATCCTGTAGGTTCCGATGTACTGAGCATCCTGAAGAACTTCTTCAATTGCATCAACTACTTCTCTACAGTGTTGATCTGTAGAACCGTAACCAGTAAGAACCATAACATGGGCAGTTACATCTGACTTTATATACCTTCTTATCTGAGATCTGAAGTATGATTCCTGGGATGCATTCTCGATGGTAACCCCGACAACAGTCTTATGTCCTCCATCAAGTTTGGTATCTAGTCTGGGAAGTTCGGCAATCAGTTTTCTGTCAGTCAATGTTCGCACGGTATCATCGGCTACCAACAACCCCATAATAAACTCGATCGTTGTATCTACCATCAGTCATCACCGTCATGTTTTTCCGATGCTCTAAAGGTGTGTTCTGATGGAATGAACCTAGGAGGGATACACACTACATCAAAATCAGATGAAGGTACGAATACCTTGCCTTCGTATGGATTGACTGAGTAATTCCCTATTGGTTCAACGGTAAACTCCATATTCTTATATATGGGAGCATTGAACGGGAGTCTTACATAATGAATAACAAAGTCAATGAGACCAACCTGTGTAAGAGGTAGTCCGGTTGCCATCCCATCTATAGTTGAGAATGTACAGTTATATGGATCGCTCTCGACCTGCCAGAAGATCGGTTGGAACGCACCGTCAATAGCATTCACTTCAATTGTAGTTCCAGTATCAAATCTAGTAGGTATTATGCTACTGAGAGTGTCAAAGTAATTTGTTGAATAGCATGTCTCATCGGGGTCAAGTGTTATATTTTCAGTGACAGCGTCTCCATTGTAGATCCCTACCAACTTGATACCAGTGATATCTGTAGTATCTGCAACGGTCATTTCTACTTTAAATGTAGTACTTGGTTGCACTGTAGACGGTACCATGGAGATACTTACGGCTCCACTGTACAGATTGTTCGTATTCGATAGAATCGTCATCTTGTGAGTATAACGTAGCCTATTTACAGCCATAAAGACCCCTTATCAGGATAACCAGAGCGTAAAAAAGAGGACGATAGCAACACCTAGTAGATGTTGCTTGTCTCCTGCGAATCGTATCCATCTTCAGCGAAGTCAAATGTTGATATCCCGGTGATCTTATACCGATCAGGATAGTTCTTGTGATCCTTGGTATAGACGAGGTCATTTGCGGTATAGCTCGATCCCGGTCTCCGACCAACCCTATCAGCCTTCTGAATCTGATCAAGCATCTTATCGAGGGCATCTCTCGGAGATGTCTTCTCACCACGCGAGAACGATACTCCTCCACCCATCGACTGAGACCTGAAATTCCAGTCAGGATTACCCATCTCATAGTAGTCCGCCACAAGGTGACAGAGCGCAGCCTTCTCTTGCCTGTCCGTCAGAACAATAGATCCTCTCCCAATTAAGATGCTCTCTAACTCATCGAGAGCAAGATCCGTAAACATCTCGAAGTCATCATACAGTATCTCTGCTGTCGTATTTACTGGAGGAGTATCATTTGACTGGTCATATGTTTGTACCGATATATATCTGTACAGGACCCTGAATACTGGAATCAGACTCGGAATATTGAACCTGATCTCATATGGAGCCTCCACCGTTATGGTAACGGCATCTCCAAGAACTCCATCTTCACCCTCCAGTTGCACAAATGCCTGAAGAATGTACTCCCCGATCTCATCGAGATACCCTACCGTAGTTACACAGTATATACTGCTTGTTTCTCCATACTGAAGTGCATCCCACTCCTCCTCGGCTCCACTCGGTTTCCTGACCATTATCTTCAGGTCAATTGCCTCGGAGAGATCAATTGCAGTATTCAATATTATTTGCTTATTAATATCATTCTGATATAATGTCATACATCTGACTCCTTCCTAGTAGGTTTACTGTCAATATTTGAATCTCTCAGTACACGCAATATGATATCAGATTCTCCTCTGAATCCTATTACCGGAGAGTACAGTCTAATTATCTCCGTTATGAAGTGAGCATCGAGTATAAGATCTATATCTAACAGATCTACAATATAAGATCCGGGTGTTGCTTTTATCCGGTAATGATGGATGAAGTCGGCATCACCCCAACTCAAACTGTAACTTCCAGGTTCTGCCGTAACCCGGCTTCCCTTCAGTCCTCTTACATCCGCACATTCTATCAGGAAAGATCCGACCGGGGCGTGCATGATATTGTATTTTCTTAGGATCGCATCTCCCATGACAATATCATAGTTACCAATATCGACACCAACCCGTCTACCGTACAACCCTCTCCCTTCAAGGAATGTAGCATTGAATGTCCCTGTATCTACGGTGATTCTACCGTCCTTTAGAAGACGAGTTGCTCCTCCTTCGATACTAAATGAACCCATCTCCACAGATATCCGGTTACTCTTCCGGAGAGCAGCATCAACAAAGCTCAGCGAATACGACCCCGGTGTCACAGGGAGCCTTCTTCCGTACAACACGTCTGCATATTCGGAGACTATGGAGTATGTACCAACAGGAGATCTTAGTATGAGATGCTTAGTTAATTCCGTGTTGCCAGGAACGATGTTAAATTCTCCGATCTCAGGGAATACCTTCCGTCCATAATAGATGCCTATGTCCATCCCGGCGACTTGGTAGGATGTTGAAGAGTCCACTCTCAATATACTGTCTTTCAACAGTCGTGTATCTGACCCGGCAATCGTATACTCTCCTGGGGTTACTCCGATACGTCTATCCGCCCGGATTCCAGCTGACCCCATAGATATATTGAAGCTTCCAGTCTCAACCGGAAGCCGGTTGCTCTTTAGTATATCAGCATCTGCAAACAAAACCGAGTACGATCCTATCGGAGCATGAAGAACCTTGCCCCGTCTGAGTATAATCGTTCCCAGAACGACATCATACTCTCCAGGCGTTACCTGTAGAACTCTATCATGAAGTAACTGCGTTGTCTCATACGCATGTGAATACGAGCCTACCTCTGGAGCAATTCTGTAGCCATGTAGAAGGTCATGATTATTCCCGGTTATGCTGTATGTTCCAGGCTCTACGGTAAGCAGCCTTCCTCTAAGTAGATCGGCATCATTACCGGCAATAGTAAAGGTTCCGATATCCGGTCGTATCAGGTTGGTCTTTAAAAGTGATGTATCTATTCCATTTATCTCAAACGATCCGACCGGACATATCATTTTCTTTCCCCGTCTGAGGATCGCATCTACAAATGTTACCAGATATGATGATGATGGGTCTATGTTAAGTATCCAGTCTTTCCTGATGGAGACATCTCCAGCGATTGTGTAATTTCCAACATCGACTGGAATCCTCCGATCATGGTACATTGCACCATCAACAAAAGATAGACTATAGCTACCCGGACTGGCAAAGAGCTTATATCCTCTCAAGAGATTAACAGGGTTACCTGCAACTACATATGATGGAGACCCATCTATAGTTATCTTCCATGTCTTCCTGAGGGATACATCGTTCCCGGAAATATTGTAGGTCCCGGTTTCTACATTTATCTTCCTTCCATTATATATTCCACATGGATTAAATGAAACTGAATATGAACCAGGGGTAACAGATATCCTGAGATCCTTCTTCAGTGTGACGTCGTTTCCAGTCACCTGGTAGGTTCCTACCTCAGAGGATACCTTCCTCCCATGTTTAAGATTAACATCAATAAAATTAGATGTGTAAGATGCCGGTTCTACGGTTATCCTCCATGCCTTCCTAAGCGATACCGGAGACCAGGAGATGGTGTATGCCAACGGCTGAATAGTCTGGTCGACGGATGAGACCCCGCCCATCCAGAACCCGAGCAGAGATCTGAATCCACCTCCCATCTACCTGTCCTCCAAAAAAGGTATCAGGTGATCTAGGTCACCGTGAATACAGCACCGCTTACATCGAAGTCGATGGTAAAAGTCTCACCGTCGTTGAGGGTTACTGCCACCCCGTAGTCAAGCCATGCTATCAGAGCATCACTTGCATGATCATCATTGTAGAGAACCACATATTGGAAGGGTCCGACAGTCCCACCTGCTGCAGTAATTACCTTATCAACACCGTATACAGTTCCGACGCCCGCTACTTCAGAGTAGGTATTCTCGATATCTACTCCTCCATCCGGATAACCGTGTTCTGGAGTAATCTCTGCAAGATCTGTTTTAATGTCATCGTCTGATGCAGATGGAACTGCATTGCTCAGATATGCCTTTATAGTGTGGGTATTTAGGTTATGTTCACCAACACCCAACCTTCCAACAAATTTCTGGAACTTGTTAAACGTAGCCAATTTACATTCCTCCTATATTACATCATCGGTAAAAAACAATCAGGACGGGTCGCTCCCCGTGATCGGGTCTGCATCTGAATCCAACGTGACCTCAGATGCCCATGCCTGTGTGCTGTCGTCCTCCTTCTTGACAGACAGAGTCGTACCCAGTATGCTCCACTTGTTACGCAAGAACCTCAATGCGTTCAGCGGGCTCCTTGAAGCCTCCCCGGAAACCTCGGACATATCTCTCTTGAGAAGAGCATCGGCATTCTCCGTAGCCGTAGGCACATCGCTGGATGCAGCCGGATCTACAGGTAGGTTGTCAGTCGTTGCCTTGATGTCATCTGCAATCCCATCAATAGTGGTCAGCGTTCCGGGGAGTGTTGTCCCCGTGTCTTCCAGGATATCGTCTACCTTCCCATCAACCGTTGCAAGCCCTGCAGCGGTTGCCAGGG